GGCTATATGCAAGACAGCTATTCACCTTATGAAGCATCACACGATCAAGAAGCCATACCATTTTAAGACTTGCAAAGAGATATCGAGCCGTGTTAGTATCATGGCTCGTATCTTTTTTTAATCCATGATAGGAGCATAAAATGACTAAAAAACTCGATATTCTTGATAAAGAAATAGATCTAGCATTAAATCTTTTAATTAATTCTATTAAATTACATCAAGAAAAACACAAGGAAGAAATTATTGATGAGTTAGTGATGACTACTCATTCAATAAGAGATTATTTTAAATCATCAAATAATAATTAATCCATGATAGGAACATAACAGCATGAAATTTATAGCATATTACCGAGTATCTACAGAGAAACAAGGCCAGTCGGGCTTAGGCTTAGAAGCACAAAAACAAATCTGTTATTCATACGCCCAGCAACAAGGCTTGTCAATTATCCATGAGTTTACTGACATTGAATCTGGAAGCCACAACGACAGAGTGAATCTTAATTTAGCACTACATCTTTTAAAAGAAGATCGCAGTTGTAAATTATTGGTGGCCAAACAATGCCGTCTTACAAGATCAGTCGCACTTATGTCAAGGCTTCTAGAAGAATTACCAGCCAACAGCATAGTGGTTGCTGAAAGTCCACAAGCCACAATCTTTGAGCTTCATATTAGAGCTGTATTAAACGAAGAGACAAGGCGTCAAATATCAATCAATACCAAGAACGCACTCCAGGCCGCCAAGGCACGTGGCATTCGCTTGGGCGCACCACCAGAGAATATAAAAGCTATATCAATGGCCGGTGGCATGGCACTCAAGAAGAAGACAGATGCTTTTGCACTTGGAATGGTTGATGTCATAACTATTCTTAAAGATCGTAATGGTCGTTTTGATGCACAGCAGTATGCTGATGATTTAAATATGTTGAACGTCAAAACATATAAAAGCAAGGCATGGAACAGAGGTAGCGTTTATCGTTTGATGGTAAACATTCATAAACTAAATAAGGATATCAACTTATGGTAGGCAAACTAACACCCAATGACATTTTGTCATGCAGTAGACTCCCGGCTGTGCTTGGCTTTAGCAAGTATCGGACAGCTAATGACGAGTTAAAAGTATCTATTGATTCATTACATGGCAAAGAGCCAGAGTTTAATAGCAACGAGGCTATGGACTGGGGCAATAGGCTAGAGAAAACAATTCTCGCTGAGTCAGCAACAAGGCTCGGACTTGAATCGTATGATTTAGAACACGATAAAGCATACTTTCATCGCGACATTCCACTAGCTTGCAGTCTTGACGGCACAGCCAAGGGTAATGATTCTGTTATTTACACAGACGTCGATAAGGGTATTTATGTTATGAATAAAGACTTTATCAAGTTAAGTGGCACAGGCATACTTGAAGCCAAGCTAACTGGCCAAGAAGTTGAGAATACACCAGCAGTTTATCGTGGTGTTATTCAATTACAAGGTCAGATGGACATCATGGAAGCCTCATGGGGTGCGCTTTGCGTCTTATACAAGGGAACGCAGTTAAGAATATTCCTATATGAGTATAATGAAGATCAAGTCAATATGGTGCGTCAAGCTGCCATGGAGTTCAATGAGAAGATAGAAAAGTATAAGCGTGATTCTGAGATTGATTGGTATCCATTAGCAACAAGTGCAGAAGCAACAAGGATTTTTGACCATGCAGAAAAAGAAGTTATTGAGATTCCAGAGATTGAAATACAAGCTGAGAAGATCATTACTTTAAGAGAAGCTATTGCAGAAGCAGAAGAAGCTATTGATAGATTACAGCGCAACATTATGGATCAGATGCGCGACAAAGAGATATGTCATGCGGGTCGTTACAAGATCTCATGGCCTATGCGTCAGTATAAAGCACAGCCAGCAAAAACTGTGCCAGCAAAAGAAGGTTATGTTATTCGTCAATCTAAACTATCTATAAGGGATCGTATATGAAAGATTTGATTTGTGCATTATGGGGGTTAGGTATTTGTGGTGGACTCCTATTGTTAATGGTAATAGTAGCAGTAATATGGGCAGAAATTAATCTCAAGAAGAATGAGTCATTTTTTGAAAAGGATAAATAAACATGAAAGTTATAGCAGCAGCCTTTGTAAAGGCACAGAAAGAGTTTGCACCAGCATTAAAGACATCAACAAACCCTCATTTTAGATCTAAGTATGTAGCTTTAGATGGCTGTATTGAGGCCGTGCTTGATGCATTAAACAACAATGGCATAGCATTGATTCAACAAACTCACGATTGTGAGAATGGTATCCGTATTGAAACAATCCTATTACATGAGTCTGGTGAGCAGTTAAGTGGTGGCATCTTACATGTGCCAGCACCTAAGCAAGATCCTCAAGGTTATGGTAGTGCATTGACATATGCCCGTAGATATAGCCTTATGGCCACTTGTGGCATAGCCCCAGAGGATGATGATGGCAATTTAGCAACAGAAAGAGCTGGCAGTGTGGTAAAAAAGCCACAAACTAACGCTTTATCCTTCTTTATTCCGGGTAAAGATGCAATTAGTTGCCCAGATCTATTGACATGGGAGAAGAATTTTGATGCAATGTCAGAACAGCTAGTTAATTCTAGCCTTCCAACAGAGGATAAAGTAGCAAAACTCAAAGCACTAATTGACGTAAACTTACCGACATTAGACCGCTTACCCGTAGATAAGAAGGTTCTATACATAGGCAGACAAGCCACTAGGATCAACAGAACGAAAGGATAATAATGAAACCAGTTAAGACAGACTTCAATGCTTTTGAATGGCGTTTTCCACGCTCGTTTAAAGAAATTAATGGATATGAATACGAAGTAAATTTAGAGTCGCCAAAAGAAAAAAGGCAACGCGTATGGAGAGCAACAAAGATCTCCGTAGGCATTGCCCTTAGCCTTATGGCTTGGATTACTTATTCATTACATACATTGTAACTTCGAAGCCAAAGCGCATTTCAGTAGCTGCTGGAGTTGTCCACATGGTGTTAGTCCTTATTTATGACAAGCAAGATTACTTGTTACGCAAATTATGCGTATTTTGCGATACAAAGTATATAAGCAAAAACATTAAACATACCTAATGAAAGGAAATTTATGTTAGATGCAGAAGATCAAGCGGTATTAGACGCAACAGACTTATATCGGTTCACTCCGGAAGGTAAGTTATTTATAGCATTATTCTCAAGTGCCATGCATGACGCAATAAATAATAAATGCACGTTACTAGAGAGATGCAATGCAATTAGTTTTTTAACTAGAGAGCCACAGGATTTACGAGATATATGTTTATCTATTGCTGGCTATCATAAAGACTATGTAAAGAAGAAGTTGATGCAAAGTCTTGGAGTTAAAGAGTTTTTCACTTTACAGGGCAAGATAAAATGATAAGTGCAGCAATGATGTGTATGGCATTAACTATTGCTCACGAAGCTGGTGCAGAGCCAGTTAGTGGGCAAGTGGCAGTGGGTTACGTTTTGTATCGCAGAGCTAACTATGACCGCAACAAAGTATGTCTTGAAGTTTATAGGCCATACCAATTTGAATGGACTACCAAGCCAAAAGATTATGACATGCAGAAGTTGCGACCATATCTAGATTTAGCTGAAAAAATTCTAAACAAAAAGATCAAAGATACAAGTAAGGGCAGCACACATTTTCATAGCGTAGCTTTACCTAATCAGTGGGGCAAGCCTATAAAAGTAGTAATTAACAATCATATATTCTATTAAGGAGAAAAGTATGGAAAATACAGAAGCAGAAGATAATTTTAACGCGTGGGTAGATATCGTTAAGAGGAATCATCCAGATGTAAATATCACAAAAGAGTTAATGGATATCTTGTTTGATACATTTGCAGCTGGAGCAGTGACTGTTTATCTTGACGGGCCAATAGACGTCACTGTAGTGCAGCCAAACTCACGAATGCATTAAATTGATATGATGGTATAGGTGACTCACAGATCGTTCGTTATAGAGCGATTGTGTGGGTCATTTTTAGTGTAATTGCGTTGGTTTTGGTGTGACTATGGACATTTCCATATATTGAGCATAGATAAGTATAAAATCATCTTCATTTTCACTGAAAAAAATTCTAACGATAGTTTCGTTATCTTCCTCAATAATTTCGATATCCCATATCTTACGTCCTATGAGTTTATCTAAAGCATGTAACTGTTCTGATGTAGGGTTTTCCACTA